ATTATCAAGTAAAATATTGGGAAGAAGAAATAAGAGCTATTAAAGAAGATAACCCAAATACACAAGCAGATAAACCAACTATAAAAGCATACGAGGTATTAGAATATTGGGGGTATGTTGACGGTACATTTATAAAAGCAGCAGGTATAGAAACAGATAAAGAAATATTAGATAGTGAAGTATACGAAACTAGAGTGTGGCTGCTCGGTGATAAAGTAATAAAAATATCTCTTAACCCTTTACCATACGGCTCTCATCCTTATAATGTTTTTTATTTTGATAAAGATGAAACCTCTATTTTTGGTGAAGGTTTACATACACAACTTAAAGGTACGCAAGATGTTATATGTACCTCAGCAAGAATGATGTTAGACAACGCAGCTATAGTTGCAGGTCCGCAGTTAGAATTAAATATAGACTTGTTAGGTAAAGACCAAGATTATACTTCTGTTTATCCTAGAAAGATTTGGTATAGAGAAGGTAATAGTATAGATGCACAATACCCAGCAGTAAGGTCTATTACTTTTGATTCACATATAGAAGAATATATAAGGATATTAGAAGTATTCAGAAAAATCGGTGATGAGGAAAGTTCTCTGCCTTCTATATTATGGAATGATTTACAGAAAGATGAAACTGCAAGAGGGGTGTCCGTAAGATACCAAACTGCACATATAACTTTAATGGATATAATAAAAGAATTTGATAAAGCAAATGAAAGATTTTTAAGAGCATTATATAAATGGAATATCGAGTTTAATGACGATAAAACAATAGTAGGTGATTTTACCATTAAAGCAAAAGGAACAGATACTCTTTTAGAAAGAGAAGCAATGATAGAAGCTATGACAGCTTTTGCACAAACATTAGCAGAGGATGAAAAGCCTTATGTAAGAACTAAGAAACTCTTAGAAGAGAAAACAAGAGCATTCGGGTTAGACCCTGAAAAAGTACTAAGAACAGAGCAAGAAGCTCAAAAAATAATTGAAAGACAGCAGCAAATGTCTGATATGCAATTACAATTAAGTCTTGAGAAGATTAAAGCAGAAACAGAATACGAAAGAGCTAAAGCTGCGAATATGCTAGCTAAATCTAAAAAGACTATGACAGATGAAGATTTGGCTAAGTATCAATTTGCAAAGGAGAATATTAATGAGGCAGAAGCAAAAGCAACCCAGCTTACCGAAGCAAGTTTTGGAGAAGCAGGCTTCGATGGTTACAGTGAATGATTTAAAAACAGAGCTTAAATCTTATGGGCATATTAAAACTCTCTTAAGAGATTATATTAATAAGGAGGTGCTTTCTATTTATAAGAAATTAGAAACTGTCACAGAAGAAGATTTAAAAATATTGCAAGGGCAATTAAAAATGTGTAGACAGTTAGAAAGAGAACTTGAATTATAAATTATTGTTTGTATATTAAAAATACCTAGTTAGATTTTGAAAACGTTTTCAAAATCAACAGGTAAATTTGGAGGAATAGATGAGTAACGAACAAGAAAAATTTGAACAAGAAGAAGATTTATTTGGAAGACTGTTTGAAGAAGCATCAAATGGTAAGGAAGTAGACAATGAAAGTGCAACTGACTATGAGTCTGACGTTGAACAGACTGATTTTGGAGCAGAAACAGAAGGAACTGAAGAAGCTGTTGGAGAAGAGGAAACAGCAGAAGAATCAGAAGAAATTACTCAGCCTCAAGAAAAGGAAACAACAGTTGGAAAGAAAGAGAAAAAAGATGAAGGGAGTACTGAGCCTGAAGAATCAGATGACCCTGAAGTAGTTAGGCAAAGATATAAAACCCTTCAAGGTATGTGGCGTTCTGAAAAAGAAAAAAGGGCAGAACTAGAAAGGAGGCTTACTGAATTAGAAGCCAAAGCGTCTGGTGCTGCTGAGAATACCACAAATATACAGCACCAAGAAAAACAGTCTGGTGCAAAAGATGAGGGTTTAGCTAGACATCTAACAGAATCAGAAGAAGAGATGGTAGCTAAAATCTTAGAAGAAGATGAGAAGTTTCAAGAGATACGTGAGGATTTCCCTGAAGTAGCTGAGGCTTTAGAGCACAGCTTAAAGAAAACGTTATCTCAATTTTCTGCTAAACAAAGTCAGCAATTAATGTCTGTGCTGCAACAAAGTTTAGCACCATTACTTCAAAGTCAGCAACAACAAATATTAGAAGAGCATTACAAAAGAGTAAAAGAAGCACACCCTGATTTTGAAAGGTATTTAGAATCTGGCGAGCTAGAAGCTTGGATTAAAGAACAGCCGCCCAGAAAGCAAAAATACCTATTAGAAGTCTATAACGAAGGAAGTACAGAAGAAGTCATTGACCTTTTTAATGAGTTTAAAGGTTCAATGGGTTATAGTAAACCAACACAAAAGACTGCGGGTAGTTCTAAACTTTGGGATATGGAAGAGCCTAAGTCTAGAACAAGACCGATTAGTGCAACTACAAAGCCATCTGCTAGAGCAGATGATTATGAAACTGCATTTGAAGAAGCAATAAAACAATTTAAATAACACAGGAGGTATGACCTATGGCAATTACAAAATATGGCGATATATCACCAAGAACAGCAGCGTATGTAAGCAAAGAATTATTGGAAAGAGCACTACCTTTGTTAGTGCTTGAAAAATTTATGCAGGCTAAGCCTATTCCTAAAAATGAAACTAAGTCTATTACTTTTAGGAGATACAATAGTCTTGACCCAGCAACTACTCCTTTGGTAGAAGGCGTAACACCTAGCGGTAAAAAGCTCACTAAGACAGACATCACTGCAACACTTGAGCAGTATGGTGATTATGTTGAGCTTACTGATGTTATCCTTGACACTCACGAAGACCCTATACTTAGAGAAACTACAGCTATTTTGGGAGAGCAAGCGGCTCTTACAGTAGAACTCATTAGATATTATGTACTTAGAGCTTGTACCAATAAGTATTATGCTAATGGTTCAGCAAGAACAGATGTTAATTCTGTACTTACTCTCGACCTTCAGAAGAAGATTGTAAGAGGTTTAAAAAGGCAGAATGCAAGAAAAATAACAAGTGTTGTTAAATCTACACCATCTTTTAATACTCAATCTGTATTACCTTCTTTTGTAGCTCTTGCTCATACAGACCTTGAGAATGATATTAGAGCTATGAATGGTTTTATAGATGTTAAAGATTATGGTAACACACAAGCATTTGAAGGTGAGATAGGTGCAGTTAATGATGTAAGGTATATCCTTTCTAACGTATTCGAGCCTTATGAATCAGCAGGTGGCAACCCAGCAACTAATGGAGTTATCACTACTAACTCTACTAATGCTGATGTATACCCAGTAATATATCTTGCTAGGGATGCTTGGGCAGGTGTACCTCTTAAAGGTGCTTATGCTATAACTCCTTTTGTTGTTAATCCTACGCCTAATTCAGCAGACCCATTGGGGCAGAGAGGTTCTGTAGGTTGGAAAACTATGCAGACTGCTATTATCCTTAATGATGCTTGGATGGCAGTAGCTGAAGTAGCAGCAAAAGAACTTTAATAAATAATAATTAGGAGGTAATACTTATGTATACACCACAAAAAGCGATTGGTACTTTTTCAGGGACAGCAGCAGATTTGACTGTAACTTTAGGGTTTAAACCAGTTTCAGTTAAACTTATAAATATAACTGCTGGGGCTTCCCTTGAGCATATAGAAGGTATGGCAGATGGTAGTGGTTTTAAAGTAACCGCAACTCCTACAGCAGCTTATGTTGCTTCTGGTTGTGTAACTTTAACAGATAATGGATTTACATTAGGAACAGACGCATTTAATGGTAATGGCGAAACTATTTTTTATGTAGCTATTGGTTAATATAGTAGGGGGCTAACCTCCCCCTAACTAATAAAGGAGGAATAAATGGCTAAAAAGTCAATTAATCAGAAAGCAGAAGAAATACTTAATGATTTAACAGAGGAAGATATACTGCTTAGTGAAGAAGAAGAGCAAGCAGTAACTGAAGTGAAAGAAATTGAAAAAAAAGTAACAGCTAAAAAAGGTCCTAAAATGTATAAGATTTACATTGATGAGCAAGCAGGACCAGATGCTTTCCCAGAAGTATTCGTAGGTGTGAATGGAAAGCATTATCTTATAAGAAGAGGACACGAGGTGGTAGTACCTGAAGGGGTTGTTAATGTGCTAAAAGAAGCTGTTGTAACTAAAATTTTAGTAGACCCTAAAACAGGTGCAGAAACTATTAAAAATATTCCTCGTATCTCTTTTAGAATTTTAGGTGGGGTATGATTTTATCAGAGTTTATAACTAGGTTAAGAGAAGATTTCTTAGAGGATACTATCGAGCCTTATTTCTGGTCAGATGATACCTTAATAAGGTATGCTAATGACGCTGAAAAAGAGGCGTGCATTAGAGCACATCTATTGATAGATTCCAGTACTGATAGTGTTTGTGTCCTTAATGTAACAGCAGGAACATCATCCTATCAGTTAAACAGTAAGGTAATATCTATCTTGAGTGCTTATAATGAAACTTTGAATTACCCTATATATCAGTTGCCTAAAGTTAGTGTAGATAGTA